CCTAAACAACGTAGAGCAGATGGAAAGACATTTGGGTTTGACGAAAAAGAACTAGCGCGTAAGAAAGCAAAATACTTAGACATTACGCAATTCTTTGCTCAATACTACAATAACCCCAATGCGTCTGAAAATGCCATTATAGACAGAAGCAGGTTTAATTATTATGAGCGAGAATCGGTAACTAACGTAAGTGGTGCATGGTACATAGGTGATAAACTTATCAATGTGTTTGCCGCTATGGACTTTGCGTACACAATAAATACAGGTTCAGATTTTACCGTAATTTTAATACTAGGCGTAGACGAAGATAATTATTTGTATGTCTTAGACATTGAAAGATTTAAGACAAACAAGATTAGCGTCATGTATGACAAAGTAGAAAGAATGTATCGTAAATGGCGCTTTAGAAAAATACGGTGCGAAGTGTCAGGGATGCAAAAGATTATTGTGTCTCAATTCAAAGATTACATGAGAAGTCAGAACATAGTGTTTTCTATTGATGAGTACACCCCACCTAGAAACGTAAAGAAAGAAGAACGTATTTCAGCTATTTTGGAGCCACGTTATCAACATGGGTTTGTCTTTCATTACAAAGGCGGTAACTGTTCTCTGTTGGAAGAAGAACTCATAATGAATCATCCTGAACATGACGACATAAAAGATGCTTTAGCGTCGTGTGTTGAAATAGCTAAACCGCCCATTTCTTCACGTAGGTCTAAAGATAAAAGCAATGTAATAGAATTTTCTTCGCGCTTTGGAGGCGTTAGATTTCGATGAATGATAACATTGAAGTAGATAGTTTTGATGCAGACCATCTAGCCACAAAGATTGCTGACATGTGGCAGAGATGGGATTCTGATAGGTTAGAGTGGAAAACAGACAAACAAGAACTACGCCAATACTTGTTTGCTACGGATACTCGTAAAACCTCTAATGGTGCTGTCACTAGCTGGAATAACTCCACTGTGTCGCCCAAGCTAACGCAGATACGAGACAACCTCCATGCTAACTACATGGCAGCCTTGTTTCCATCTCAGGATTGGTTTTTTTGGCAGTCGGATGACAAGTCAGCCTCTATGATGAGCAAGCGTCAGGCTATTGAAGCCTATATGCGTAAAAAGCTCAAAGAAGATCGTTTTGATTTGTTAATTGAACAACTTGTATTGGACTATATTGACTATGGCAATGTTATCGTTACTTATGATTTTGTTCGGGATATTTACTCTGGCGCTAATGCCAACATTGTAAAGAAATATGTAGGTCCACGCGCCTATCGAGTCTCTCCTAACGATGTTGTCTTTAATCCGGTAGCTTCCTCATTTGCTCAAACCCCATTGATTCGCCGTATGTTAAAAAGTATTGGCGATGTGATGCAAGACATTGATACAAAGCCAAATTTAGGATATAATAAAAATATCTTAAAAAAGGCTCTTAAATTACGTTCAAGAATAATAGATGACCCTGAAATCAAAAAAGAAATCAATCTAAACATTGAAGGCTTCGGTAGTCTGGAAGAATACCTTAGCTCGGATATGGTGGAATTGCTAGAGTTTTGGGGTGACATTTATGACACTAAAACTCAAAAGCTACACAAAAACAAAGTAATCACTGTTATTGACCGTCGCTGGATTATTCGCAATGAGGATAACCCGCTATGGACAGCACATAAGCCATTCTACCATTGTGGCTGGCGTGTTCGGTCAGATAACTTATGGGCGCAAGGACCACTAGACCAGCTAGTAGGCTTGCAGTACCGTATAGACCATTTAGAGAACCTTAAAGCCGATGTTTTTGATTTGATAGCCTACCCTATTATCAAAGTAAAAGGGATGACTATAGAGAGTTTTGAGTATCATCCCGGTGCTGAAATCAATTGTGGTGACGAAGGTGACGTAGAGTTTATGCGTCCAGACACTACAGCGCTTAACGCAGACATTCAGATTCAAGAACTTATGAATCGAATGGAAGAATTAGCTGGCGCGCCTAAGCAAGCAATGGGTATTCGTACTCCCGGTGAAAAAACTAAATATGAAGTACAAGCATTAGAAAACGCGGCAGGTCGTATATTCCAACATAAAGTGGCTTGGTTTGAAAAGAATGTAATAGAGCCTTTGTTGAATGGTATGTTGGCAGAAGCGGCTAGAAACTTTGACACTGTAGAACAGATAAAGGTACTAGACGATGAAACAGGAGCAGAAATCTTTTTGGAAGTCACTAAAGAGGATTTGCAAGCGTCTGGCAAGCTGTATCCTATTGGCGCTCGTCATTTTGCACAGCAAGCTAAGTTTGTCCAAGAACTCACCCAAACAATAGCGGCTGTTCAAGCATGGCCTGAATTAAAAGTACACATGAGTGCTAAGAATGCAGCTAAAGCGCTAGATGAGAATTTAGGATGGAGCAACTATGGTTTATTCAAAGACCACGCAATGATATTTGAACAAGCGCAGACACAACGCTTAATGAATCAAGTACAAGAAGATTTACAAACAGAACAGCAATTACCAGTGGAGCAACCTGAACAATGAATACGCTTTTGATGAAGCATAAACCAGATGATGTCTCAAAAGAAGATTTTGAAGGTTTGTGGACTAATGCGGGTTATACGCTTAGACCGCTTTACAACGTAGTTTTAGAACTCAAGAAAAATTCTCAAGGCATTAAGCGTGAGGATTTTGATTGCCCAAACCATTACGCAAAACTCGCTTATGAAGGGGGTTTGTGTAATGCTTATGACAAAATCTTGGCTTTGTTACCCGATTCAGCTAAGAACTAACTTTTAGGAGACTTCCTTGACCGAGGAAACCATTTTTTCCGCTGAAAGTACCAACAATCAGCAAGACGTTGCAACTACCCAAGAGCAACAAACCTATCTAACCTCATTGGTTGGAGACACACAAAAATACAAGACACCCGAAGAATTAGCTAAGGCTTATATCAACGCTGACCAGCATATCTTAGAGTTAAAAGAGAAGCTACGTCAAGCAGAAGCTAAAGCAGTAGAAGCTAAAACTATTGATGATGTCTTGGAGCGTATTACGTCTAACAAGGATACTTCAACAGAAGAAACCCCTTCTGCTGTTCAGTCGATTAACCCCGAAGAACTAGAAGTCCTAGTAGAGAAAACGCTTAAAAAGAAACAGCAAACGGATACCCGTGAAGCAAATCTTTTAGCGGCTGATAAAGCCATGAAAGAGAAGTTTGGTGAAAAAGCAGTGGAAGTGTTTAAGCAAGAAGCTGACACTCCTGAAAAAGCCAAAGTGCTGATGGAACTGGCTGCTGTTGACCCTAATAAGTTTGTGGCTATTTTTGCTGGTGGCTCTATTGTCACTAACACTATGGACACTGGTTCTTCTGTTACTACAAGTGTTAAAGACATAGCAAGAGGAAACCGCGAGAACATTGAAGGTACTAAGGAATGGGCGGCTAAACTCCGCAAAGAAAACCCTAGCTACTATTGGTCTAGCAATTTTCAAGCTAAGTTTCAAAACATGGTAACTAAGAATCCTTCTCTCTATTTTGGAAATTAAGGAGCATTTACTATGGCTGGTTTTGATTATGCAAAGGTAAATGAGCATCTAGTACGGACAGAAGTTTGGTCAAACGAACTGAAAGAAGTCCTGCAAGAGATGCTCATTGGTACTAAATATGTGCGTTTTTTGGAAGGTTTTGGCGATGGCAACCAATTAACCATTCCTTCTCTTGGTGAATTGCCTGTACGTCAAGCAGACGAAGATAGCCCTGCTACTTATGATTCTGCTGACACTGGTGAGTTTACTTTCTCAATTGATCGTTATCCTGAAGTTGCTACGTTCATTTCTGATCGCGCAAAACAAGATAGCTTTTATTACCAACAATTGATTGGCAGCTTCCCCAGCAAGATGCGTCGCGCCATTGACGAAAACCTTGAAACTGGTGTAATGTCTTTGGCTAACACCCAAACGCTAAACGATGCTAACAGCATTAACGGCGCACCACATCGCTTTATTGCTTCGGGTACTACTAACACTACGTTGTCGTTAGATGATTTTGCTAAAGCTAAGTTTTCTTTGGACAAAGCATCTGCTTATGGCGCTCGTGTTGCTATTATTGACCCGTCGCAAGAGTATGTTTTGAATACTTTGACCAATTTGGTTCAGGTTCAGAACAACCCGCAATTTGAAGGCATTGTTACTTCTGGCATGACTGCTACGGGTTCTATGCGCTTTATCCGCAACATCTATGGTTTTGATGTGTACGTTAGCAACTTCCTTGCTACGCCAACTGACACTGCTATTAACGCAGATTCTCGTGGTAGCGTCAGCAGCCCTGCTAACCCACGTACCAACATCTTTATGGCTGTTGGCGGCGATTTGACCCCGTTTGTAGGCGCTTGGAGACAAATGCCACGCATCGAGTATGAACGCAATAAAGATATGCGTCGTGATGAATATGTCATGAACGCACGTTACGGCTTGAAGCTGTATCGTCCAGAATGCTTGGTATCTATTATTTCTCGTTCAACCATTTAATTGAAAGGATAATAACATGACCCGTGCATCTACTTGGACTAACGCCGATGGCTTGATTGTCGGCTTTGGTACTAATGCTATTGACTTTGACAGTGTAGGCGCTGTGTTGTCTAACAGCAACGAAAAAGAACTCACTTTTGTTATTGACGGTGAAAAGTTTTCTGGTGGTGTATATCAGTTTGTAACCACTGAAGCCTTGCCTGTTGGTGCTTCTCCTGTTTCTGCTTCGGTGCGTGTAAGTGAAGTGTTTGTATTAGGCGGCACTACTCCCACGATTCAGATTGGTACTTCTGGTTCTGGTGCTGCTGCTGTGTTTGGTTCTCTTTCTGAGGCTAACGCAGAAGCACTTGGCACTTACCTGCTGTCTCCTACGACTACGCCGTTGACTTCTACCACTGCTGGTAACTTGCGTGTATCGCTTGGCGGTACTTCTCCCACTGTTACTGCTGCTGGTCGTGCAACTGTAACCGTCACTTATCGTATTAACCCCGCTAAGTAATAGGAGCTAGGGGCGGGGGGAAACCTCGCCTCTTTTTATATGCCTAATATACAACATTCTGCTATTACAGACCCCAACATACATGAGCCTAAAGGCATTACAACGGCTTCCAACAGACAAGTGTATAAAGCTAATGGGAGTGGTTCAGGTGGCTGGACGCGCTTAACTGAAGCCGATTTAGACTTTTCTAGCGCATCTAATAACCTATTTGGTTGGAATGACATTCACGATAGCCTATACACTTCTGGTTCACCTCGTGCTATTAGCTCTGGTTCTCGCACACAACTTACTAACAATGCTCTTGACGCATCTACTGATGTTACTCGATTGGGCGCTATTTGGTCAACTGTAAACAATAACTTTTTAATAAATGACCTTAACGCTCTTTACATTATTCGCGTGAATTGCCGTATTACCGCTGCTGCTGCTGTTGGTACACCTTATATTTGTCTATTTGAATTGCAAAGCGCTGCTGGTTCCACTGTTGTTGCTGGTCAAACAGTGTTTATTAAAGGTGGTAGTAATGTCAATCAAGTGTCATTTCCTTTTGTCATTCCAATGAAGTCTGCTATTAACAACCAGACATTGACGATTTTTGTTACTCCAGACACTAACATTAACTTATACGACACTGAGTTTTTAATTCAGCGTAATTATAGGGAATCTAACTAATGCCTAAACTTACGTTGCTAGACATGACGCAATCCATTCTGTCTGCAATGGATAGCGACGATGTTAACGACATTGATGACACTGTTGAATCTATCCAAGTGGCTGACTTGGTA